ATGAGACACAGCCCCAAAAGCGTCAGGTTATTGCCGCGGCAGGAAAATTACGTATCCAGGTAGAAGGAAAGACAAATGTCAAGAAAAGAAATTAATTTAGGTACAAGTCCAAACAAAGGCGATGGCGATCCATTACGCACAGCCTTTAAAAAAATTAATGAAAATTTTGCTGAACTTTACACAGGTAATTTTGCTGAACCGGATGTAATGACAAGCACACTTGCACCTGATACAGATGGTATATATGATTTAGGTAAATCTAACAAGCGTTGGACAGACTTATACGTAAAAGATTTTATCTATCTAAATGGTAGTAGAATAGAACTTACATCAAATGGAACATTACTAATTAACGGTGGTCCCCCTGCAGAAAGACAAGATACTGTAGGTAGCGTATTTGCAGACGACTCAACTGTAATGGTAGATGGTATTACAGGTAAAGTTGTAGGTCCAGTTGATACTACAACTGTTAATGCTGTCACAATTACAGCAACTTCTATAAGTGGAGATTTAACAGGTGATGTAACAGGTAATGTAAGTGGTACAGCAGGAGCAGTTGCTTTTAGCGGTATTACAGGCAAGCCTACAACACTTGCAGGATATGGAATAACAGATGCTATGGTGTCTGGTGCAGCACATGATGGTGACATTACAGGTTCAGTGTTTGGAGACGATAGCACACTATTAGTAGATGGAGTTAATAGCAATATACCCAAAGCAAATATTGAAGATAGTGCAAATTGGGACACAGCATTTGCGTGGGGGAATCACACAGCCGGTGGATACGCTCCGCAGACAACAACATATACAAAGACAGAAGTTGATTCAGCAATATCTGCTGTTAATACGTTAGACGGTGACATTACAGGTAGTGTGTTTGGAGATGATAGCACACTACTTGTAGATGGTGTTAACAACACAATACCCAAAGCAAATGTTGAAAGCAGTACAAACTGGGACACAGCATATGGCTGGGGCGATCATAGTACGGAAGGCTACTTAACCAGTGTCGCATTTGGTGATCTAACTACTACACCTACTACTCTTGCAGGATACGGAATTACAGATGCCGCGACAACCGCACAAGGTGCTCTTGCAGATACCGCATTACAAATAGGTGATGTATTTGATGTTAAAGGTAGTGTATTTGGTGATGATAGTACTTTACTAGTTGACGCAGTAAACGGTGTTATACCATATCCTGCAAACGCAGGAGTATCTTGGGACGGCGTTGCGCCAACAACAGTAGATGGTGCATTGGATAGATTAGCATCATATACACAAGATTTTGCAGTAAGCACAGATGCACATTGGGCTGATCCTGATCCTACAGGTATAACTGACGCAATAAATAGACTTGCTGCTGCAATATATGCGCTTAACGGTAATACAGGAATTTAAAGCAAGAATAGCAGCACTATAATACTTCGAGCGGATACGATAAATATATAAAACAACAGGATTGATACGAATGGCTAATAGATTTCCCCTAATACTAGATACTACAGATGGTAATAAGATCAAAGAAATACCATCAGGCGATAATCTAGATTTACGCAATGTTAGTATTGTTGATGCACAAAACATTGATGCATTGGGAACTATTAACGCAGCAGGCATACAAATTAATGGAGAAGAATTACAACCCGGAACATTTACTGACTTAAACGATGCACCGACTGAATATACTGGTTCAGAAGGATTATTTGTTAGAGTTAAAGCAGATGGAACAGGTTTAGAATTTTACGAGCTAGGCGGCGCTGAGGCTGAATTAAATGTTACTAATATACAAGTAAGTCAAAGTATTTTGCCTAACGAAGATGTAGGTGCTACTATAGGTAATCCTACAAGTAGATTTGATGGTATATATGCAAACTTTTTTCAAGGTAATATAAAAGATAATACAGGATCAACTATTTTTGATGCTTCAACAGGACAAATACCTTATTCAGTTATTGTTGGTGCTCCTAACTTAATTAGTGATCTAGAAAATGACGAAGGTTATGTTAAAGCAAGTGAGCTTAGAGCTGTTATACCTACATTTATCGAAGACGGATTAGTCGAAGTTGAAGTTACTAACACAGGCGATCTTGTTGGTAGTGTTATCGGCGAAGACTCAACTGTACTTGTTGATAGTCTAACATCAAGAATTAATGCAGCTAGACTAACACAGAACGGTGCTAACAATGGCCAAACACTTGTATGGGATCAAGCTACAGAAGTTTGGGTTCCAGGTATTGCTGGAGATATTACAGGGTTTGCATCAAACAAAGTTGATACTCTTACAGTCGAGTCTGGCTATAAAATTACTTACCAAGATGCTATTGGTGTCATATCAGTAGGTACATTACAATTAGACACATCTAATAGACTAGATGTTAATAATGTACAAGTAAAAGGCGGAAGTAATGTATATCCTGAAATAGCTGATTCTGGAAATATTGGTGCATCAGATGCTGCATTTGCAAATGGTTATATTAATAATATTGTATCTTCAACTATAGAAGGTAATTTAACAGGCGATACAACAGGGAACATACAAAAAGCTAACCTAGGTGTGTTCGGCGACAATACCCAAGGTAATGCAGGATACAAACTGCATACAATCGGTGATATCGGAATTACCGGCGGCGATTTATGGATGAACGGCGGATCAATTATAGGCGCAAACTTCGAAGACGTCACTGGTAACTTTAGAGGTTCATTCTACGGCGATGACTCTACTGTTATTGTCGATGGTACTGATAACAGTATCACAGGTAACTTGAAATTCCCAGGTGCTACAGGTACTATCGAAGGTACAATTATTGAAATCACTGCATCAAACAGAATTGATGTTACAGACATACAAACTACTGGAGATTTTATTCCTAGATTTAACGAAAGTGGATCAATCGGAACGGTAGCACGTAAATTTGACGAAGGTAACTTTGTTACACTTAGAGCTGATAACTTTAGTATTGACACCGTTACTGCTAACACTATTGAAACTGAAAATTTTGTATTAAGTGGAACAGGAACAGGAACACTTACTAGTGCTAGTGATTTAGTATTAAACAGTAATAATAGAACAAAAGTTACAGGTGGAACATTCCAATTCGCAACTTTAACACAAACAGAAATTAACGATGTTGTATTACAAAACGGAGATACTGCTTATAATACAACAGATAATAAATTTGAATTTTATGAAAACGGTGCATGGATTGAGTTACACAATGGTACATTTACTGGAGTTCATGTAGGAACCGTTGTAGGCGACGACAGCACATTAATAATAGACGGTACAACAAATAAAATTAATACACCATTTATTACAGGGCTTGCAACATTTGAAAATAATGTTACAATACAAGGTGATCTAACTGTTACAGGTACAACTACAAGTATTGAAACTACAAACACTGAAATTTCGGACAATGTTATTTTGTTAAACAACGGCGAAGTAGGAGCAGGCGTAAGTAACACTACAGCAGGTATTGAAATTGATAGAGGGTCCGAAGCAAATGTATTGTTTGTTTATGATGACTCAATCGATTCATGGACTACAAATGGCGAAGATTTTGCAGTAGGTGATGTTAATACAACTACAGGTAATTTAGTAGGTTTCGGAAATATTACAGGTGCTACAGGAGGCACAATAAGTCAATTCACTAACATCACTGGCGATACTGGTGGTACTATAAGTCAATTTACTAACATCACCGGCGACACTGGTGGAACAATTAGCGGCTTTACTACACTAACTGGTGATACTGGTGGTAATATTAGTGGCTTCTTAAATATCACAGGAGACACTGGCGGAACAATTAGTGGCTTTACTACACTAACTGGGGACACTGGCGGCAACATTAGTGGATTCTTGAATATTACAGGGGATAGTGGCGGAACAATTAGTGGCTTTACTACACTAACTGGTGATACAGGTGGTACTATAAGTGGCTTCTTAAATATTACAGGCGACACTGGCGGCGATATAATAGGGTTTTCTAATATCACAGGTGATGCAACTGGAGATATTAGCGACTTCGGTGCAATTACAGGTTTAGGTACTGGAGATATAACACAGTTTGTAAATATTACAGGCACAGGTGCAGGACTTATTTCTTCATTTACACTTCAAGGAGACTTACAAGACTCAATAGGTGGCACAATAATAGATCATTCTAATGCTACATTTACTGGAACATTTAACGGTAATCTGACAGGTGATGTATCCGGCAATGCTACAGGTGATCACAATGGTACATTAACTGGTAACGTAACAGGAGATGTTGTAGGTAGCGTATTCAGCGACGGTTCTACAACACTCGTAGATGCAGTTGCAGGGAAACTAGTTGGTGATTATGAAAACGGTACAAGTGTTATCAATAGTACTAGTGTAACATCATATGATTTAGTTGCTCTACAAGATGCTAACATAAATGATTTATATGTATCGAATAAAGTTTATGGCGGTGCTACTGGAAGTATTAAAAATGTAGCTATCGGTAGCACACCTCCAGCAAATAGTGTAGGTGCAGCAGGCGACATAGCAGGCATGGTAGCATTTGATGCAACAAGTATCTATTATTGTATCGCAAATTATACAGACGGTCTTAGTGACATATGGGTCAAGCAAGACTGGGGAACAACAGGTAGCTGGTAATGGCAGAACGTGAATATATTGTAACTTTACACAAAGGTGTAGATGCAGAACAATTCAATCAAGATATGATAGCTAGTACCGGCACTGGAGTTATTCCAAGCAGGACAGTTGATATTGCAAATGCAAGACCTAATAGTATAAGAAATACGCACTATAGTCTAACACAAGAAGAAGCTACAAACTTACGCAATGACGAAAGAGTTATGGCCGTAGAGATTCCGCCTGAAGAAAGAGACGATATACAATTAGTAAGACATACAACTCAGACAGGAGTATTTGACAAAACTACTAGTGACAGCGGTAACTTTGTAAATTGGGGACTACGAAGATCTAATGATGAAACAAATTTATATGTAGGAAATACTGCACCTGGAAATTATAATTACACACTACAAGGTACAGGTGTTGATGTAGTAATACAAGACAGCGGAATACAATTTGCTCACGAAGAATGGAATAACTCTAATAGTGAGCAAAGACTAAGACGTATAAATTGGTTCACTGAAGCACAATTGGCAGGAACACAGCCAGGAGGGTTCTACTCAGACTATGACGGTCATGGTACTCACGTTGCTGGAATATTAGCAGGAAGAACATTTGGATGGTGTAAGGATGCAGATATTTACACCATGAAACTACAAGGGTTGGAAGGTCCTACAGATCCGGGCTCTGGAATACCTGTGTCAGTATCTTTTGATCTTATTAAAGGATGGCATCAAAATAAAAACAACAATAGACCAAGTGTTGTTAATATGAGCTGGGGATATACTAGTTACTTTTCTCAAATTGTAGGCGGCAACTATAGAGGATTAGATTGGACAGGAAATTCAAGACGTGAAGATTACGGAATGGTAGGTTCTTATGACGGTGTTGGATTTGCATTTCCTATAAGAATACCTAGTGTTGATGCAGATATTGACGAAATGATAGATGCAGGTATTCATGTTGTAATAGCAGCCGGTAATACTTTTCAAAAAATAGACGTTCAAGGTGGAAATGATTACGATAATTATTTCTTCAAATCATCTGCGCCAGCGGTACCAGTGCATTATCACAGAGGTGGATCGCCGTATAGTGACAGAGCAATAATAGTAGGAAATCTTGATAGTGAAATTGAAACTGGTGGTCTAGAACAAAAAGCTCAAAGTTCGGAAAGCGGACCTGGTGTTGATTTATATGCAGCTGGAACTAATATTATGAGTGCTAGTAGTAACTTTAGTATATATCAACAGGGAAGTTATTCTTTTGGTAACTCGTTTTGGAAACAAATGAATATTAGTGGATCAAGTATGGCTGCACCGCAAGTTGCCGGAGCATTGAGTTTATATCTAGAGCTAAATCCAGCAGCAACTCCAGAACGTGCAAAAAGATTTATTTTAGAAGAAAGTAAAGACAGTTTGCTATACGACACAGTTGATAACGATGACTACGAAGAGTCAAGGAGTTTATTAGGTGGTAATAACAAACTTTTGTTTAACAGATATAATAGTGCTAACCAACTTGATTTATCATACAGCGGAAGTACAACATTTAGTTTAGCACCGGACGATTTTAATACTACAGAAGGCGATACTGTTACATTTACACTAACAACTACTAATGTTATAGACAGCACAATATTGCCTTATACTATTTCCGGTGTAGATGAAAATGATATAGATATAAGTCTTACTGGGGCTTTTACCGTTAATTCAAATACAGCTAGTGTTGATATAACTTTAGCTGAAGATTTTTTAACAGAAGGTACAGAAACCCTTGTATTAGAACTAGACAATGGAAAAGCAATATCCGGAGTTACAATTCAAGACACAAGTATAGGACTGCCTGCATCTGTGTTTAATCTAATTTCAGACAATTATACTCCCGACGAAGGAGATACATTGACAATTACACTACTGACACAAAACGTGTTTGATGCAGAAACATTTGATTACACAATCACAGGCGTCACATCTGATGACATCGACGGCGCAAGTTTAACCGGTACCTTTACGATATCAGGCGGTAACGACAGTGTTACATTTACAATTACAGCAGACGAAACTACAGAAACTAATGAAACTTTTAGACTAAGCCTCGATAGTGGTAATGATAGTATATCATTGATAATAAATGATACTAGTAAAACACCTAGTTATAGTCTAAGTGCAGATGTTGATCCAGTTCCAGAGGGCGATGCAGTAACAGTTACACTAACAACTGAAAATGTTTTAGACGGTACTGAAATTGCTTACACAATTACAGGTGTAACAAGTTCAGATATCAATAGTGACAGCCTAACAGGATTGCTCAGTGTAGAATCAAATAGTGCAACAAAGGTACTATTAATTACTCCAGATCTAACTACAGAAGGATTAGAAACATTAACATTTACGTTGGACGGAATTGGCGAAAGTATAGAAATAGATATTACAGACACATCTCCAAATAGACCTGCAGGTTCTAGTAGAACAATTGATGTTACTTCTGGATATACAATTGATGGAACAGATGCTACAGGAGCAATTAGCGGAACAAACATTACTATAAATCTAGATTATGGTGATACAGTTATTTTTAACTTAGATGTGTCTGGTGATCCGTTTGTAATTAAAACTACACCAACAACAGGTACCGAAGACGAAGTAAGTGGAATTTTAAATAACGGTGGAACAACAGGTAGTATTACATGGCAACCGAGAGTAATTGGCACATTTTATTATCAAAGTAGTATCAATGAAGGCATTGGTGGCCAAATCATTGTAAGCTAAATAATATAAACGGAGAAACAAATGGCTGTACAATTAATAAACGTAGGACTCATTGCTAATGACGGCACAGGTGATGATCTAAGAGAAGCCTTTATTAAAATAAATCAAAACTTTGAAGAGATTGATTTACGAGACGACGAACAAACTACCGCGAGTAATATCGGCGGTACAGGCGAAGGAATCTTTGCACAAAAATTAAACTATGATTTACAGTTTAAAAAGATTGTTCCAGGATCAAATATTAATTTAACAAGTACAGACGAAACAATTACACTAGATGCAGTTGGTGGGTTGCAACAACTTATTGTCAGTACAGACGGCGGCAGTGTTATTCTTGCAGACGGGAATACACTGAATATCAACGGCGGTGTAGGAATCGAAACTAGCTTAGTAGGTAATGTTCTTACAATTAATAATACTGAGTCAGAACTTTCTTTAGATGAAAGCCCAGAACTATCAGCAACTCTTGACGCAAATAATAATGACATCGTTAATGCCGGTGCAATTACAGCACAAAGATTTAATGGTATGCTAAAAGGCAATGTTGAAGGTAATGTATGGGGTATTGATATTAGAGAGCTCAGTAACTCTATAGATAATATTAATGACGGGTTCGATTTTGGCGGCGTTATACAAAATATTACAAACTTATTAGACTTCTTTTTAGTTAGTACAGATGTTGATTTAGGAACTATTACCTCTCCGGCATCATTTTTAATTGATAACGGAAGTATAGTTTAATATTCCGATAAATATGCTATATAGGAGGATAACTTATGGCTTTTGATCCTAGTAGCATTGGTGTTACTGACCTTTCTGGATTATATCCTAGCGAAACTAGATTTATTTCTGATACTAATACTGTTAATTTTGTCGGCGACGGCGATCCGTATCCAGCTAAAGCGGGTGATCCCTTTAAAAACGACGGTACAACAACAAGAACTGGATTTGGACTCAATAGATCAATTAGAAAGCAAGAGTTTAATTTAACTTTTAACTATCGCGGCGGCAGAAAAGGAAGTAACACACAAGATGTAAAACCCGGAGCAATAGGTGTTGCAGCAAACGGTGTCTTACTATATACATTTAAAGCTGAGGCAAAGTCTTTGCCAGGAAGCTTATCAACTCCTCCCGAAAACTTAACGTACAACTTAGCACATTTTTCAAATATATATCAGCCAGACAAAGCTGGCGGTTATCCTCAACCCGACGGTACATATACATATAATACAGGACAGTTTTTACCAAATACATTTTCTAGAGAATTTAAAGTATATAATAGTAATTCGTATTACAACGATAGTAGCTTTGGTTCTGATCACATGAGACACACAAACGGTCATAGTAAAATCATTGGGTTTTCGTTTGATGGATTTCCTATCTATGGTCCTTATGGATATGAAAACGCTTTAGATACTGTTTCTAGAATTGGGCAAATGAAATCAAGTTATGTTATAAAAGATAATGATAATCATAGACCTAAGAATAACAAATTTACAGATACAATTTTAATTAATAGCGACTATATTCCTTTAGTTGCAGGAAGTTTTGTGGAAGATTATAGTTACTTTGCAGATATAGGAACATTAGACGAACACAATGGAAGATTCTGTATTACTCCAGAATATCCTGAAGGTACATATGCATACTTTCTTACTTTTAAAGACACAGCTTTGCAGATTCCTGCGTTTCCGTATATAGTAGGACCTACTACCAAACAGCGTTCAACTGTGGGGTTAGGGTTATCGGAAGAGCAAGACTTATGGAATCAAGGCGGCGACACTATATTAACAACTCTAGAAGAAAGAAGACCTATAGAACTACAACTTCCGGTAGCAAATAATGTATATCCCAGGATAGAGATAATAAGCGGAACTTTGCCTCCGGGTGTTAAATTAGAAGGCACGAAATTAATAGGCACTCCGTTTGAGGTTGATAGAGATAAAATTTCTACATTCGTATTAAGAGCATACTATAACGGCCTAATAGAAGATAGAACATTTAAAATAATAGTTACAGGTCCTGACGATCCGCAGTGGATTACTAATAAAGGTCAATTGCCAGTTGGGACTAATGATGCATTTTATGTACTAGATAACAGTTTAATCGACTTTCAATTAACAGCAGTTGATCCAGACTTAACAGCCGGTGATACACTTGAATATTTTATTGCAGATGGTGACGGAGAGCTGCCGCCTGGATTAGAACTATCTAGCGACGGTAAAATAACTGGAATAGTAGAACCCTTACTAGCCTTAGATCAACGAGCAGGCCTTGGAGGTTATGATCAGCAACCTTATGATTATTTGCTAAATGATTATGCTATCAAAAGTTCAAATGGATATGGAAGCTTTTATTACGATACACAAGATTATGATTATAGCATAGCAACTCGCTTACCGAAAAAACTTAATAGATATTATCCATTTGCTGTTACAGTTACAGACGGTGATCAATTTGTACGCAGAGAGTTTAAAATTTATCTTGTAGGAGATGATTTTTTAAGAGCAGACAATACGTTAATGCAAACAGCTGATGGTGTATTTACAGCTGATAATACGTACTTGAGAAATCCAGTATGGCTTACTCCTAGTGATTTAGGATTTAAACGTGCAAACAATTATGTAACATTATACTTAGATGTAATTGATACAGAAACATTGCAAGGTGCTCTATCGTTTTCGCTACAAGATTTTAATGACAACGGGTCGTTAAGTGAATTACCGCCTGGATTAAAAATAGATAGCACATCTGGAGAAATTATAGGAAGAATTCCTTATCAACCTGCTATTACAGAAAGTTATAAATTTACAGTTAGAGCACAGCGTTTTGATGTCGATACTGAGCAAGCTACTATATTTGGAAACTTTTATGAAGATACGCTGTTAGGAAAAAAGAGTGTAAAGATATTTAAATTACCAAGAGGACTAGAAGACGGTGTAGATGATCTAAACGATCTAAATAAAAAAACATTGTTATTGGGAAATAAACAATACACAGTATCTAACGTAGATGGATCTAATCCTGAATATGATGAATTATTTTTAGACTCTACATTATCTCCTGAAATAAGTTTAATATTAAGTCAGCAGGGATTAGTAAGCAATACATCTATATTTGTAAATAGATTAAGCGAAGCTGAAAAGACACGATACGAAGGACGAAGCCTTAACTTTAGCGATACTGAACAATATAATATTACACGAATTCTTCCATATTTAGAATACAATGTAAAAAATAAAGATTCGAGTAGTTTGTTAATAGATCCTAACAGAATTGAAATAAAAATAGGACAGCAGTTTATTATTGGCGACTGGGTTTCATACCAAGGCGCATTTTATAAATTAGTTGATACTGATACAAATGACGAAGGCGCTAGCTTACTCTATCATACAGTGCAGCCGCAGATTGACGGAACTGGTGCAGTTATTACAGACGCTAATGGCGATCCTGTTATAGATTTTGATTTAACAAAATGGAGTTTAATTGCAACAACACCTAGTGGGCTAACCGAAAATCAAAATATTGATATTATAACTCGCTGGTTACAGATAGAAATACCCGAAGGTGCAGATATTCGAGGAATTGCTACATATAAATCTAATATATATGTTACAAAAAAAATTCCAAGTGATCCGACTACCCAATGGAAAATTAGAATACCATCTACTTCGTATAGTAGAACTATTCCTAATATCAAAGGGTTCTTTATCAATGTAAGCAATAATATTGATTTTAGAATTATAAGAGACAACGAAGACAGACTAGAAATAGACAACGGCGAGAATCTAAATACAGGTCTTAAGCGTCCATTATCGCCAGGAAGAAACATTGGTATAGCACTATTCCAAAACGATACATTTAGTAAAACTGTAAATATTACAGGAGAAGACGAAGTTGATAGGCCTTTTACAGATAAAACCTTTGATATTAGAATTATTGGTGAAATTGACAGCACTATAGAATTTATTACTCCTAGTAACTTAGGATCTCTAGATGCAAACTATATTAGCACCTTATCAATAGTAGCTACAACAACCGTGCCTGATACAAATTTAACATATACTCTTAAATCGGGCAGATTACCAAATGGACTTAGATTAAATTATACTGGAGAAATAATAGGTCGTGCAAGACAATTTACAAGTAACGACGGTCCAGGACTAACATCATTTGACGGGGGTGATACTATATTTGATAGTTTAAGACCTGTTGCTACTACTTTTGACCGAGAGTTTGTATTTGTTGTAGAAGCCAAAGATAGGTTTGGATTTAGTGCAGTTGAACAAGAATTTAAATTAACTATAAATGATAAAGATGACTTAAGATATAGCAATATATATGTAAGGCCGATGCTAAAAAATTATCAAAGAGACTTGTTTAGAACATTCACAAGTAACAATCAAATATTCAATATTAATAAAATTTATAGACCTGATGATCCAGAATTTGGTATTCAATCTCAGATAAAAATGCTAATTTATGCAGGTATTGAGTCTAGGCAAATTGACGCATTTGTTGCTGCGGCGTCAAAAAATCACAAAAGAAAATCTTATAAAGTTGGCGATTTTAAAATTGCTGAAGCTAAAGAGCCGGGCTCAAATAATACAGTTTATGAAGCTATATATCTTGAAATAATTGATCCAGCTAAACCTGTAGTAGGACAAGCTAGAAAAACATTTAATATCAATAATAAAAGTAAAATTACAACAGATAGTATTCAGTACGCAACAATAGACGATGTTACTAACAAAGGAACAGGGTTTCAAGAATTGCCTATTTATGGCAGAGACACAGTTAAATTTGTAATACCTAGAGGTGACGATTTAATAATTTACACAAGAGACACTACTGTTCCAGTAGATGCTGACAATCTCGATTTTGAGATAGAAGTGCGATCTGGAGGTTTAATAAGTATAGAAATACCAATTACGGATTCAGAACCTTTTAGATTTAGACCAAATACTAATACAATTAAAGCAGACAGTGATGCTGTTAGAGTAAGTGACTTTAGAGATCAAAAACGCTATTTGGTTAATATCGATAATATGAGAGACGAAATCAAAAAGGTAGGACAAACAGAAAGAGAATATCTTCCTTTATGGATGAGAACCCCGCAAGCAAATACTTTCCCACAGGAACTTGATTATGTTACAGCTATTCCTGTTTGTTTTTGCAAACCTGGTGAAGGCCAAGATATACTATTAAATATTAAGAACGCTGTAAATACTGGAGTATTTGACCCTAGACAAATACACTTTGAATTTGATAGGTATATAATAGATCAAACAAAAAATAACGGAAATGAACAATATATATTATTCGCAAATTATCAATTCAATGTATAACTGCGATAAATAATATTAGATAAAGGAATTACTAATGGCAAGTGAAATAGACAACATAGGTATTGACGAAACATATCCTATAGCAGGTATTGACAACGATACCCAAGGTTTTCGTGACAACTTTAATATCATAAAAGATAATTTTAGTAAAGCAAAAACTGAAATAACAAATCTTCAAGATAATACTGTGAAGCTTACAGAGAATAATAATATGCGCGGATCATATATTATTGATGCAACACTTAAAGCAGTAAATGAAGTTGTTGTAAATAAAGGACTTGCGCAACAGGAAGATTCAGAGCCGGCACCTGCTATTGATGATTTGGAAATAAATTACAGTGACGGACACTATCACATTTGGAATCTTGCCCCGGAAGATAGAGATATTACTTTTACACTTACTAATTTTCCTCCAGGAAGACAAACTGGTGACGAAGGCGAAGATAGATTTGCTAGAATAAGAGTAGAACTAACTCCTCTAGATGCTGCCGAAGAAGGTGAGATTACTGTAAATTTTGATACAGAATTAAGTGGTAACTTGTTATACAGTACAAACATACCAGAAGTTCCAATCAAACTAAAAACAAACGATCCTCATGTATATGAATTTTGGAGTACAGATGGTGGTTTGAATGTATTTGTTAATTATTTAGGAAGATACAGGACACCGTCGTAATGCATCCAGGAATAGGTGATTTAAGTCATTTAACTGACACTCAGCTAGAAGATAAAATTACACAACTTTCTAGGTATTATCATGTTACGGCAAACGACGATGTACGACAACAAATAATTCTAATTCTAGATGATTATAAAATAGAACTAGAAACTCGAAGATACAATGCAAAGAAAAAAATGCAACAAGATAACGATAATGATCTTGACAATTTAATCAATGTAAGCTAAAATAAGTGTATGCTTATGAAAACAGATGAACTAGGTATTCCACGATTCTCTAATCGCGATCTTGTTGATATGATCTATAGTGGTCATGCGGATAAGGTGCATGTAGTATTATGTAGCGAATCCGATGAAATAGACAAATTCAATGCCGCTATGGAAGAGCAAGGCTTTGATAAACTACAAAAGTATATTCCACTAGATGTGGATCAAAAGACTTTTGACGGTGCGCTACAGAGTGAATGGTTTATGCCTGATGAATATAAAACACTTAACGTACATAATTATATTCTAATAAAGTGTGAAACACAAGAAGAAACAGCAAGATGTGCTGAGGAACTTGCAGAGTTCGATGGCAGAGGTATGATGCCATTACTACAGTATATGATCTATCTTGTGGATTTTATGAGTGAGAACGATATTGTATGGGGTGTAGGACGTGGATCGAGTGTAGCAAGTTATGTGCTGTATTTGATAGGTGTGCATCGCATTGATAGTATTAAATATAATTTAGATTGGCGTGAATTCCTGCGCTAAATATACGTATATTATAAGGAGTCTAAAAATGGCTAAAGGAAAACAAACATTACATAAAAGTATGCGTGGCAAGACAGTTAATATGGAACTTCTACGCAAGAAAAACGAACTTACTCCGGCAATGGGAAATGCCCGAGTAAATGCTCGCGGTGATTTACTAGGACCAGCAGGTAAAATTATTAAAAAGAGAGAAGACATAGTTAAAGAACACTATGCAAAAACAGCAAGAGACGAAAGTGGAACAGCTACTCCGTCAAAGTCTGTAGCTCAACCACAAATTAACGAAGAAGATTTAACAACTGACGAACTCGAACTATTCCAAAATGATGAAGAATGGGTTGAAGATAACGACGGCAATTTTGTACAAAAAGGTGAATAATGGCTTTAAATTTAAATACAATTGAAGGTACTCTACGTCCAATCGGTAATAGAGTATTAGTAACTAATATGTATTTTGGAGAACAGCGCACTCGTAGTGGGCTTATTATTAACAGTGATGACGGGACTACACGAGGAATATATCCTCGTTGGGGTCAAGTACATGCTAAAGGTCCAGACAACGACGATAACTATAATGTCGGTGATTGGGTATTAGTGGAACATGGACGCTGGACACGCAGTATTAAAATTAATGAAGGATCTGGTGAAGAAGAAATTCGTATGGTAGAAGCTGAAAGTATTTTAGGATACTCTAATACTAAACCAGAAGGCATTTCTATTGGTGCAGAATACGCAGACGGAGAACATGCAACAGTTGATCCTTCAAGTTTTGTGAGGCCTAATGCCTAAAAAATACATAATTGATATTGACGGTACTATTTGTAATGAAGTTTTAAAATCAGACGGTACTAAAGATTATGCACTACACGAACCTATGATGGATCGTATTGATAAAATAAACAAACTGTATGATGCAGGACATACTATTAAGTACATGACTGCACGTGGTGCTGTTAGTAAAATTGATTACTACAAACTTACTAACGATCAGCTAATAAGCTGGGGTGCTAAGTTCCACGAATTAAGTGTCGGCGAAAAAGAACACTACGATGTATGGATTGACGATAAGGCATTTTGGAGCGAAAACTTTTTTCGCGAAACAGGTGAAACTTATGAATGATCATAGATTTATTGCAGCAATGGATCACAGTGGCGGAAGCACAGGTGGTGTATTAGAACGCTACGGACAAGAATACACAGAAGCAGACAAGATGGAGAAAGTTCATGCTATGCGTCTTAGAATGGTCAGCAGTCCTGACTTCAACGACTCAAACATCTGGGGAGCAATCCTCTACCAAGACACAGTCACCCGTGGCATGGTTAACGTCTTGGATGAAAAAGGTATTGACACGTTCTTAAAGATTGACAGTGGCTGTGACGAAGATGGAACACTCAAACAGTTTCCAGTAAAGCAGATGTTGGAGTTTGCTACAAACGGAATTGGTCCTCGAATCT